TTTGATCTTTCATTTTAAAATAGGGTTAATTGTTTAAACCGATTTTCGATGATGATATCATTAACCACATTAACTATATCAGATATTGTAAGCACTTTTATAACATTTTCGCCGATCGTATAAACCATTTTACCACTATTGTAGTGGATTTGTCCTTTTTCAAAAGTACCTCCACATGCTTCATTATAGCCAATCTTTTCTTTCTCTCTCCACTCAAATCTATTTACATTCCACAGTTGATACCAGGTGCTCTCGTAAAAAAATAAACGCGAAACCATTAAATGAGGTATTGAATCTTTGTATTTTCCAAGTGTCATGGGTTTATGATGCCCATGTTGTTGATTCGCCCAGTCCATACTTCCCTCTGGAAGACACTTTTTTCGACACGCGAAAGATTCAACTCCGGGGGCAGTAAATACAACATAACCGCAATAATATCCAGACCAGTTAGTTTCGTGGACATAGCCACAATAATCACATTTCAGAACATCTAACTTTATAGTAAATGGTTCAACCGGAATACTTTCGAATCGGTGGAATGATGTCCAAAAGTGTAACGGGAATATTTTATGATCATTGAAGTACCTGAAATCATATCCCGACTGACGTTGATGTATGCTTTTATTTGAAGTTTCCATTCTTTTAATCCGTGTAATTCGTTTTTATTCGAACATTGTTAATTGCTTACACCGACCTTGCTCCTCTGCCTCGGCGTTCATTTCTTTGACCAGTCGCGCTGCCGGTATGGTCAGATAACCGTAAAAGGTCGAGCGCGAGATGTAATAATTTGGTTCGATCAGGTGAAGGAAGATCCACTCGGTGGTAACTCCCTTCGCCTTGTAATCGACCCATATTTTCTGAACGCTCATAATTTTGTCAAGATATCGTCGGTTGTAGGCCATATAAACTTTTTTAGTATCTTTGAAGTGCTAAGTTCAAAGGGGTTTTCGTCTATACGGAGCCTCTTTTTCCGTTTCTACGAGCGGAAGATTACGTTGTCTTCATTCTCCCTGTAGTCGCCAGCGGCGGGTTCGTTATCTAAGGGGTCAAGCTCACTTGAGTGATGTTCAAACAACGCCATCCCCACAAATATGACAGAGAATAAGCAGATTAAGAGAAAAAAGAAAAGGAAAATTAAAAGATTGGTCATGATGTTTTATGTTTTAGAGAACATTAGTTTTGGAAGCAGTACCCAATTGGCAATCGTATCCTCAATCAAACCGCCGGCCGTTGTCCAGGGCTCATCAATTAACGTGTAGGCATCACATCCCAACATGATTGGAATAAGTTGGCGCATTGCATAATGCCAGTTTGTGTTTGGTGGAATAATGTCGGTCGGTATTACCGCATCGTAACCATACGATTCTACGGTCAATCGTGCCTTCTCGTATTTGGCAGTAACCTCGGCCTCGGGTAAGCCCGAAACTTTTGCAACCAGGTAAACGCGTTTCTTACAGGCAGGTTTACAGGGGACGGCCATCTCTGCGTTAGACGTACCATTGTTGCGGCGAAATTGTTCATCCAAAAGTTCATACATGATATCCTGTTTTTTTTTGTTTACTGTATCTACACCAAACCATAAAGCCAGGTTATTAAGCACCGATGGTTCCAACTTTCCAAGCTCAAGAATGTCAAATTGTTTTTTTAGAATTGCCATTTTAGAATAGTGATTTTTGTGCGTTCTTTTCTTGCTCTCCCTCCTTCAGGTGTTGATCGATCAGTTTCTCAACCGATTTACACCGCTGTAGCACGAGGCCGTCGCGGTTTTTGAAGTACTCCTTCTGAAGGCTGCGCATTGTCTGCACAGCCTCCCGGAATTGTTTAGCGTCCATTATTTGAAGACTGTAAAATTCGGTGCATATCCCTCAGGAAACGGTGCTGAAGTAATCGACAGCGCCACCGACTGTTTGGCTCCCTGCTGTGTTTTCGTGTCAGCCTCTACGAAGATGACAGAGCGGGATGGCTTATAGGCTGCAAGAACGATCTCAACACCTTTGGATAATTGTTCGTTGCCAATCTTCTCTGCCAGGTTACGAAGATCAAGGATCCTGTTTGGTTTCAGATTTCCCTTCGCATCCTTCTTTAGCAGCTTATTGATCATCTCAACAAGATTTGCGCTGTTATCATCAACTGCCAGTGTGGAGATATAGTCGCTGATCAGCGCGATGCCCATATCCAATGTGTCGTCAAACTCATCCACCTGGCGCCACCCGATGGTAATAGACCTGCCCTGGTCATCGGTGAAAGTGTGGCTCATCTGTCCTGATTTCGCACCATATAACTCCTGTTTAAGTTCGATGATTGCCGCAAACTGCCTGTAGACATCGGCTTTAGCGATGCTCAACATGCTGCTTAATTGCTCAAGCTTCAGAAACTGTTCGCCGACAGTCGTGTTCGCGATCATTTTGTAATTCTCGCGCTCTGCCTTTTCGCGGTTCTTTTTCGCTACGTTCTCACTCTCTAACTGCTCCATCAGGTCTGCTTTCTGCTCCGGAGATAGTTGCTTTAAATCAATTGTTTTGTTCATTTTAAATTCTGTTTAATATGCCATTAAAATAATATCGAATATGAGCCGGTCTGTAATTTCCGCCTTGCTCTTCCTGCGCCATACCTGTACTTTGTCTTCAGAGGAGGTGGTGAAGTAAAGCTCCTTGAACTGATCTCCTAACCCGACCTCGCTCTTTAACCGATCCTTAAATTTCGATTCAAAATACTTCAGTGAATCGCACCGCCATATGATGTTTTGAACGATCTGCTTTACCTTCCGATCGAACAGTGACGGGTTTTGTGTTTTTAAAATTGACTTTAGCATCTTATTGCGGTCCCCATGGGTATTGTTTTTGTCTCAGCCATATCGCATCCGTCAAAACTGTGAGGACGGTTGTGCCTGCGTGATTGGAGGTAAATGGAGAAACAAACATTGTTTTTGCCTCTTTTTTCGGCTTGACTGCGAGCGGCATATGTCGCAATAGAAACGATTCAACCTCTTCCCTGGTATCGAATAACTTTTCCATATTACTTTGCGTTTTGAAGGTTCCTCTGCCATCCTTTAAACTTCTTGCGCCTGCTGGCCGGAGGGCAGGGAGATCCTGAGAATCGTGCACCACCCATGATCAAATAGGTTGGCGTTTGTTTTTGGGCCGTGTTGCGTGTTTTGCGAGCCTCCTTGTAAATATTGTTACGGTAGGTTTTCCGGTTTGCATAACCATTGGCCTGCGCTACGCCCGGAGTGGGGACAATTACTTTTTTGATCAATTCTGCTTTCTTCATTCGGTTGCTTGTTTTCATTTAATTGATATGTAATTTTATAAATACTGGTATTATCTGGTTACTGATGTAATTTTAGGAAAGTAGCCACGGACCCATTCCCCTTTTGCCCTGCTTTCGGCAACCTCCAAGTGTTGGTTCACGATGTTTAGCTTTCTGAAAGTGTCGTTATCAAATTTGACACGAAGCTTCTCTTTTAATTCTGTTTGCTGCAATTCTAACCGTACCTGCTTGCTATTCATTTCTTTTCTGACAACTGCCATTTCGGCTTTCTGGAAGCGGTCCTTTGCACCGCCGCCGTGACTGAGTTGTTGTATTTCCCATTATTGTTTAAATAAGTTTTGGATGATGAGCTTCAATTGTGATGGTGATATCCCTGGTTACTTTAACCATTCCGGATCCCCTGCATAAAGGGCAAAGTTCCATGTTACCTACACCGGTATCAGATCCATGTCTGGCAGGCTCAACCTCTCGGTAAACACAGCCTTCGCCCCTGCACTCGCCGCATATTTGAACGGCTGTTTGTTTATAGATCCTTGCCATTAGTTCATGTTACTTAAGGTCTCCAAATCCTCCTTTACAATTCCGTCAACCCGCTTAAAGTCGTGCTGTTTTTGGAGGAAGGAGTAATAAACGCTGATCAGCCTGTCCTTTGGAATATCGTTGAACGATTGATAGGTCGTTGCACGACAGGCAATGCCTTTGATCTTCTCAATGCCCTGTGTCTGCGACGTAAGTCTCAACCATCCGCCAATAGAAGCAATCAACCTTTTTCTCCACCGGTCAATTTCAACGAGCCCCGGATTGGCGCGTTTATCCAGGGTATCGCAGGCAAGCGTCAATTGCTCGGTGCTCAAATCGCGGCTGCTTTCAACACCGAAGCCGCCAATCAGTACCGCTTTTTCATCCGGAGTCATCCCAATCTTTGTGCACATTGTGTGGAACCTTTTCAAAAGCCAGGCTTGCTGGCGGTCGCATGTTGTTTTCATTTTTTTACTATTTTAAATAATACGTTTTCGTCGTCATCTCTCATTTCGGCAGCGCAATAGCCTACTAAACCCAGCGCTTTTGTACAATTGCTTTCATCACCATAAAAGCATTGGGTACAACTACCGTCTTCACTTTTGTAAACCTTTATCAAATTATCTCCGTCTTTAAATTTTTCGCCTACTTTGCGTTCCATCCTGTTAATTTTTTAATCCTATAAATCCTGATTCAGACTATTTTACTCCCCCCAATAGATCTCCGACATTTCGTCGTTAATCACTAACTCACCACCAGTTGAAAACCGGCTCGTTACAAGCGCCTTGAGGCCGCGCACCTGAACGTAAACCTTGCTCAGCTTCTTTGCCATCCTTGCAACCGCAGGGTAAGGCTCTTTGCGCTCCTCGTGGGCGAGGCAGATTATCAGTTTGCCGGGCATTTGATTCATGAAATCCCTGAAGGACTTATTTTTGAACTCGTCGGCATATATTGTCAGGTTGTCAATGAAAATTACCTGTGCCGCTTTCGGCTTATTAAACTTTTCAATGATCTCGTCGAGCGTGAGGTATTCATCCCACATGATCCTGTCGCACTTTGTGATGCCTGCTCTTTCGCAAGCATCCTGAAAGCTTTTGTCGGTGCCTTCCTCCGCTGATATGTAGCTAACTTTAAAAAACTTAGCCAGCTCTTTAGCCAGTTGAAGCGCGAACCATGTTTTCCCATTCTTTTCAGGTCCATAAATCAACCAGCACCCTTTTGCCTCCGCTTCGCCAATTGCCTGCTGTAGCAGTTGGTTCACAAACTGTACTACTGCGCCCGGCTTTTTGTCGAACAAATTGGAAGTTGTCAGACTCCGGGTCATTAAGCCGCTCCGTTAAGAATCAGCAAACTCTCGGCGCGACGTAATCCGCCAATGTGCTCGCCATCCGTGGTGAGGCACCGCTTTACGATCGCATTAAGGTTTGTGGTGTCGGCCATATTCACAGAGAGCACATCGGTGATCAGTTTGCGGTAAAATGCGAAGCGTTCCTGACGGTCGGGAGGTACAACGCAAGTGTATTTCTCGGAATAGCGCGAGAACAACTCTTTGTATCCAACCTTCTTACTGTTGATGCCGCGCTCAATCTTCGAGCGTAGCCCGTCGGCTCCCATCATATACCACCCACAACATCCTTCAGTGGCGTTCCAAAATTCTTTGAGCTCTAAAAATGCGTTGTAGTCCAGGTCGCCGGCCTCGTCGATGATGATCACCGGTTGTGGCAGCATTTTGATGTAGTATTTTACATTGGCCTTCACTTCGAAATAGCGTCCCTTATCGTCAACCCCGATTGTGCGGGCAAGCAACCTGACAAACTGTTGTTTCGTTTTGGCTTGGCTTGCGTCGATGTAAAAGCAGTTTTTGAGCGATTTTGAAAGGTATTTCGCCGTGTAGGTTTTGCCGATGCCGCAATCATCGACACATATTTTGCCTTTTGAAAACTCCTTGCAAAAATTGACGTCCTCCTCAATCACGGTGAATACGTCAGTGCGGGCGGTATTCCATTTGCGCTCGTTCGTCGTTACGCCAAACTCACGGCCAAGGTTCAGCCACTTGTTTTCGTCCAAAATATTGTCACGCTCTCCGTTTTTGATACGGTTGTAAACAGATGGGTTAATTTGCAAATGCCTGGCGAAATCCTTATCGCTTCCGGAGTGGTTCTTGCGCTGCTCAAATAGTGCAGCAACAATTTTTTCTTTGAATTCTGGTGTGATGATCATAGCTTTTAGTTTTTAGAATCTATCTTTTAATGAACTTTTAAACGATGTTGAAATCCCGGTTAAATCGTATTCCTCGTCGAGGTCTGGAAGTATCTCAACCGTCTCGGTATACTCGACGATCGGTTTACGAGGTCCCGTGATTGAAAATTTGTTGTTAAGTGTGAGTGGCCGGTTATCGATCACTGTCACTTTGTCGATTGTGCGTTTGTTTTTGTTGATATAGCCATCGATCGAAGCCACATACTTGCTCATCTGTTCGCGAGCCTCGAAGTCCTCAGGTGTTTGCTCAATTTTTGCGCGGTTGTAGGATGGTTTGGCAACGGCTTCGCAGATACACTGATCGGTGCCGCGCAAATAGACCAGGGCTTTCAATATTGCGCCTTCGTTGGTATCGAGCCAGTAAACATCCACCTCGCGGCCTTCAACCCATTCCATGATCTTTGTCAGACGGTCACCGAAAGCCAGTTTCCCGTTTTCGCACAGGAGAAATTGACGGTTTTGCAGTTTGATCATCCCCACATTGCAGGATGTTTCAGTTTTGTAGCCCAGGTGAGGGAGGATGGCGCGCCAGTTGGTTGGTTTCACGTTCGGGTTTTGATTCTCAACGAATACCTCCCAGCGTGATTTTCCTTTGATGGTATCATGCTCTGTATTGTTCCAGTCCTCGATGTGCTTAAGGCACTTGCTTATTATTTTTTCGTATGGGATGTACGGAACGTCGGCGCTTCCTTTTTGGTTTGGTTCAGTCAGAGCGAATGGTCTGGCAAGCCATCCCTCGTCGCCTTTTTCGTGATCGTAACGCAAGCCACGGTTACGGCTTTCAATGATCTTACCCCTTGCATTGTTGGCTTCGATGCGTACATGTTGGAACATTGCGCCCTCGCGCAGGAAGGTATTTTTAAACGAACTGTTCAGGGAACTTTCGGCCTCGAGCTCTGCGGGCATATTCAAACCCCACTCGGTATAGTTGCGGACCAGTTGACGGTAGAATTCGAGAATGATACCATCTTTTGTTTTGCCGTATACCCAACATGTGAAGGCGTTGCTTGCCACGTCGAGTGCGTTGTAAAACCAAACGCGCTTCCCTTTTGCATATTCAAACGGCGGGTTACGGTCATCGATTGAAATGATGCTATTTGAATACGCAGGTTTGTCCAGGGAATGATAAGGTTTGTATTTTCCCATGAGCACCTGACGGTCGCCGCTCCGGAGCGTTTCGTTGGCGCTCTTGAATTTCCATTTGGCAAGATAAGAGGAGACGG